GAGCATTAGTATCAACCCAAGTAGTTGCATTGCTTGAACTTAAACCAGTTTCTGGAGCAATAAAATCAACTTGGTAAGCAAGATCAGCAGATGGTGTCGGAGCAATTGTAATAATTGTTCCATCATTGCCTGAAGATTTCGTGCTATACATTACTGGAGTTCCTGTATTAGAGGAATTTGGCCAATAATCCCTTAAATAAGAATCAATTCTATGATTCAAATAAACTTTATTGCTAGAATCAGTAATACAAACTTGCCTTATCATCCTAGCATCTGCGATTGTATAATCTGAAGTATTTGTAATTAATGTTCCTGTAAATGTATTTCTAAAACAAGGTAAATTAGGCAACCTTTGAAATACCATAGATTCAGCTTGAGCTATTATATCATCAATAGATGCAACGAACTCTGAACCATCATTTTCAATAAAATTTTGTATTTTAGTTTTTAAAGTTGTATAGCTCATTAATTACCCCAAGTTCCATCACCCCAAGTACCAGAACCCCATTCTTGATTTACTGTTACTGATTCATTACCAGTTCCACCAGTGCCACCAACACCAGTTTCATTTATTAAAACAACAACTGTCTCATTACCTACAGCACCTGTACCACCAAGTCCAGTTTCATTTATACTTAATTGTACACTTTCGTCATTTGTTTCTCCTGGATTGCCTGCTCTGCCTGTTCCTGCAACCCCACTTACACTTAAATTTAAGTCTGCAATTACTGATTCATTTCCTACACCACCAGTGCCACCTACACCACTTACACTACCAGTTCCTGCGATGATAGCTGTGCCAACATTACCAGTACCACTTACACCAGATTCATCTATTGATAATTCAAATGCTTCACTACCTACACCACCAGTGCCACCTACACCAGTTTCAGATACAGGTATTTCTGGTGTTTCACTGCCAACTGCTCCAGTACCACCTGCACTAGTTGGGAAAGCTAAAACTCTAAAACCTTCTATACCAACTTCACCTGCACCACCTAAACTACCAACACCAATAACAGGAGCTATTTCAACTGTAGAAATATTACTTACTATATTGATAGTATTACCCATACCATTACCATGAACAGTGCAGTAATATTTTAACGTATCAGGTGCATCAGAAGGAACAACAAACACAACATTTGCTCCAGATTGACCTGCTGTTCCATTAACTGTAACTCCAGAAGTATAAGATGCATCAGCAGATGTTCTAAATGCTAAAGGATGTCCTTCATTTGTGCTATCACTTTGATCAAAAGTATATGTAGCACCTCTTCTCAATGTAAGAACTGGATTTGTAGAACCATCTAATGCAAACTTATTACCACCACTATCTACAACAGTTACAGTGTAAGTTCTCGTACCAACACCTGCACCAGTTTCACCTAATCCATTGACACCAGACAAACTAACGGATGTTTCTAAATCTGCACTTCGTAGACCAACCCCACCGAAACCAGATGTAGCAGATCTGTTAATTGTTCTTGAATCTTTAGTCCAATCGTAATTATATGCTAAATAAATTTCTACATTTTCTGGATCATTATCAGGTCTTGGATTTAATAAACTTGTAGCATCAAATATGTTTTTTACTGGTGTAAGTTGAGGATGTTTATGCTCAAATTCTTCAGGCTCTACACGTAAGTTATCCCAAGTTGTTTTAAGTTGTTTATAAGGTACTTTAAAACCACTTATATCACTTATTGCATATGATTTTTTACCTTTTGCACGTTTTGCCATTAACTCAAATTCAACACAGTTGGCTGAACCCTCAAATTAACACCATCATTATCTGATGCAGACGCAAAATTAAAAGATCTTTCATAAGCTTCATTTAAGAGTTGATATTTTTCAGCAGCGTATTTTAATGCTAATTTAGCAGCTAAACCTGCACAAATACAATCTGTCCAACGATAAGGTATATCAGCATCTTGATTGGATGCTGATACGTCATCTAATTGATTGACTGCCCAATAAACCATGCTGTAAGAAGCATCTGGTACTTGCCAAAAATATATTTGTGGAGTGTATTGCTTATCAATCATGTATTGACTTGGTTTGCCAGTGTCAGTTTTATTAGGTATTTGATTATATTCAGATATTGAAATTCTATTAATCATTTGATCAGTGCTATCTTCTCTAATGACTGCATCAATAATATCTATTGTACCTGTTGGAAGTGCATAATTAGATGTACCACTAGACAAAGAAAGTGTGTTATTGCTAACTGCCCAATGATTAATTCCTCTATTAGACCATTCAGAAAACAATAAATTCAAGCTTCTACGTGCAGATTTTGCAAAATAACCAGTTCTAGTTTGATTATCTATTCCACATCGTTCAAAAGACTCTGATATTATTTCTTCAATATTTGGTCTAAATGCTACTGTTCCAGAAGTACCCATTAATACTGCTTAATACCTCTAATTATAATTTGGTATGCATCACCAGTTGCACCTGCACCTGTGGTTGTAAATTTAATATCACCAGTTCCATTAGTGCCAAAAGACTTACTATTAGGTAAGCCACCAAATTTAGAAAAATCTTGATAACCAGATTGACCTTCAGTCAAATGCATAATGATTATATTAGTATCTGCTGCAGCTAATATTTCAACTGTCATAGCTGATATTACCCACCAACACTCTACTATTCTAATCCCAGTACATGTTTCACCATCAGCATTTGTTGCTAAAGCTGATACATCTATTTTAGAAACTGCACTTTCATTCCCTGTATCTACATACTGATATTGAAAAGCATACACAACTTCATTAGTATTTTCTGATAATTTATTTACTGTAACGATATCTGCCATTTATCACTCCGATATTTCACCACGTAAAAGCATTGCTTTATATTCTGCACTCCCTTTAGGTGGGAGTGCTTTTGTAGTAGTTGTCTTTTTCTTAGGTTTTACTGTAACCCAAGCTTCATTGACAGGAGTATTTGGATCGTCTGGAATAAATTGGCCAGATTTGGTTCTAGCTCTTTTTTTCTCAGCCATTTAAATCTCCATTATCTATCTTGAGCTGCAAACATATAATCAATATTCATTGATTTAGTTCCAGTAGCAGAACCTGATAATTCCATAGCACCAAGTGCAAGATTTTCATCATCTGGAATATTATCTGTGTGAGTAGCCACTTTAGCTCTATTTACAAAAAATTCTACTGAACCTGTGCTTTTTACATGAATACCTAATGTAACTGCTGTTCCACTAGTAATATCAATGCCAGAATCAGTTGTAGTTGCAGCGCCATCTTTTTCTGTAATACAGTCAATGTTGCTATCACCATCATCTACTTGGAATACAATTCTGTCAGCTGCAAGCAACATTGCTTCTGGATCAGATGCAAAGTTTACTGTTAATCCAATACAAATATCCAGTGCATTACCTTCAGCATCTGTAGGAGTTATTTTAGTTTCAAACCAAATATCTCTACCAGATGCAACTGCAAATATTTCATTGCCTTGTATTGAAGCACCATCATTATCAGTTGTAGCAGTTGAACTTAAAGTTACTGCACCACCAACAACATCAGCTGCGATAGCTGCTGAAGCACCACTATCTTTAACTACTGTCCAGTCATTTGTATTATCTAATGTAACACCAGTAAAATCATCCATGTAAACCATGTAATCTGGATTTCTATCAATTGGTAAATTTTCAAACCAACCTTTAGAGTTGCCCTTTCCTGAAAATAGAATAGGACCTGAAAAATGTGTATTAGCCATGTGTATCTCCTGTCTTGGCTAGTGTCAGTTGTAAACAACTGTCAGGATTAAAAGAAAAGGGGAGATTGCTCTCCCCTCAGTTTTTATTAGGCAGCTCCTTCTGTACCAAAAATACCTCGCCAATCAGTAAAACCGAAAGAATATCTTTCTCTTACTTTATAACGAACATTTCCTGTTTCAAAGTCACCTTCCATACCTTTTTTCATAGGAGTCCTTTGGAACATTTTCATTCCATCAGGAACATCAGTCAATATGAAAAATGCATCTGAATCAGATAGACGACGCATTACATGATATCCTTTAGGCAAATAACCACCTGATCGGATAGCATTAATATCATTGTCTGCTGTTCCAGTCCTTAACTGAGATTCTAAAAGTCTCTCAGCTGTAAAGGTATATGCAGTTGGGATAACAAGAGTTGTACCTTGTGCAGCAACTCTTAGACCTCTATCATCCTTCATGTCTGCTATTTGTATTAACATAGACTCTAATGAAGTTTCAGAAAGATCCGCAGCTGTTGCCAAAGTATTACTCTGATTTCCGTTTCTTGTTGGGTGTGATGTGCTTAACAAAGCAACTCCATCACCACCAGCATAAGTAGAATCAGGAGCACCTATACCCCTTACATCTGCATCATTTAAAGATACCGATGTACCCGAACTGCCACCAACTTCCACATGAATAGCATTTAAACTAAGATTTGTTGTTGGCAGTGGCATTTAATTATGCCCAGATAGCTCCGCAAACAGTTTGTACTAAAGCATCTTCACCTGAAACATCAGTTGCTGCACCACCATCTTCTACAAACTTAGATAGGTTTACAACTTGTGTGCTTACAGACCCATCAAGAGGTGCATCTGCACCAGTTCCACCTAAAGTGTTTTCGTAAACTACCATAACGGTAGGATGTTTTGCATTTGCTGTTGCATCCGCTGAACTGTCTGTTAAAGGATAAACCTCTACCCTTTGCACAGTTTTGGTATTACTTAT